CTATAAGTACTTACTATAAGTATTTATACATTAACGTATAAGCATAGATGTAATGTCTTAGTGACTTTAAAGTAACATTAAAGACTGTATGTAACATAGACAATGTTAGATATGTCGGTAAATGTTACTAATTGTCAACAAAAGGATTTATCATGAATGATTTGTCTATTGATATGTACGATGAATTTGACTCACAAGAGCAGGAACTTATGCGCTTTGAGTGCTGGTATCACTCTGTGATTGATGATATGGCTGGTCTTATTCGTGCCAATGGCTACGATAAGGTCATGTTTGATGTGATGTGTGCTGTGAAACGAATGTCTGAGGACGTTAAGGACACAGAATGATTGTCTCACTGTTTGTGGGTGTCTTAACACTGTTAAAGGTGGTGCTTAAATGAGCAATAGATTTGCACTTGATTTGTCTTTAGGTGAGTCTGCTACGGTATGTGTCTTCTTTGACATCATCACCGATGACGGGACACCTTATGTGGACTTTGAGAACATTGAAGTCATGTATAAAGGTGTTGACATTGTTGATACCTTGGACTTGAATGATCTTGCATCACTGGATAAACAGATCATGACTTCATGGGATTTGATCGAGAAACAAGCGTATGAGGACGATGATGGACTTTAATATGACCAAAGACGCAATGAAGCTGGCGCTGGAGGTGTTGGAATACATTGACCTATGCGACAACGACAGAGACTTTCTCCATCCGCATGAGTGTTTTCAACTGGACGAAGTCATCACCGCCATCAAGCAAGCCCTTGCAGCACCTGTGCAGGAGCCAGTGGCGTGGCGATGGCTGAACAAGGAAACAGGGAAAGTCGGAGCCTATTTTGAAGACCCCGCCAATTTCTTCGACCTTGAAAAACAATCGAACTACGAGTGGACGCCTCTTTACACCACCCCACCCAACGTGGCTACGCCACTGGCAGCACAGCGGCAATCAGCACGTAGTGCGTGGGTTGGGCTGACGGATGAAGAAAAGCAAGAATGGATTGATGCTATGCCATACACCATTGAACCTCGACATTGCATGATTTTGGTCAATGTCATGGAAGCCAAACTCAAGGAGAAGAACTGTGACTAGTAAGTTTCTACGTCATATCGCCTGTGAGCACTGTGGAAGCTCTGACGCTAACAGCCTCTATGACGATGGACATACACACTGCTTTCAATGCGGTACAACAGAGCACGAAGGTGCTTACGATGAGCGAACGGTAATGAGGGACGCTGTAGCCCCTCGGAAAGCAACACCAATGGTAGACGTTAAAGGTCAATTCAAATCAATCCCTGATCGAGGTATCAGTCAGGCAACCTGTGAGAAGTATGGAGTAACAACAGATGGAGACTTCCAGTATTATCCTTACACTGACGGAGATGGAGTTAGAACGGCTGTTAAACAACGCAATGTTCCTACAAAGGCATTCTCCATCACCGGAGATTTCAATGGAGCAACACTTTTCGGTCAGCATCTCTTTCACGCTGGAGGAAAGGCTATCACCATCACAGAGGGAGAGCTTGATGCACTCGCTGCTTTCCAAATGCAAGGGTCTCTCTACCCTACAGTGAGTATCCGTAACGGTGCTCAGGCTGCTTTGAAGGACTGTAAAGCCCAGTATGAGTGGCTTAACAGCTTCGACTCTGTGGTTATCTGCTTTGATGCCGATGAGCCGGGGAAGAAAGCTGCTAAGGAAGTTGCTGAGTTGTTCGGTAACAAGGCCAAGATCATGCAACACAAGAGTGGACACAAAGATGCCTGTGACTACCTGATTGCAGGAGCTACCAAGGACTTTGTTAACGAGTGGTGGAGAGCTGCGCCTTATGTGCCTGATGGTATCGTTAACGCTGCTGATCTCTGGGAGGAAATCTCCAAGCCAGAGCCAGTTGCAGAGGCTCAGTACCCTTGGAAGGGCTTGAATAAGCTCTTGTACGGTATCAGACCTGCTGAGTTGATTACGGTCACCGCAGGCAGCGGGTTGGGTAAGAGTCAATTCCTTCGGGAGATTCTTTACAACCTGCTGAAGACTACAGCATGGAACATTGGTGGGTTGTTCTTGGAAGAGTCAACACGTAAGACAGCAAGGAGTATTATGAGTCTTCATGCTAACAAACTGTTACACTTGCCTGATACGCCTACAACTGAGCAGGAATTGAAGGAGGCTTTTGATGCTACTCTTGGAAGCAATCGTATATACTTATTTGATCACTTTGGTAGTAGTGATGTTGATAACATTTCTAATCGGATCAGATATATGGCCAAAGCCTGTGATTGCCGTGTTGTATTTTTGGATCATATATCTATCGTGGTTTCTGGTCAGGATCTTGGAGACGAGCGTAAAGCTATTGACAATATGATGACCAAGCTCCGCACACTGGTGCAAGAGCTGAACATCACCTTGATCTGTGTGAGTCACCTGCGTAGGCCCCAAGGCAACCAAGGTCACGAGGATGGAGGTAGTGTCTCTTTGTCTCAGTTGCGTGGCTCTGGCGCTATTGCACAACTGAGCGATGCAGTGATCACGTTGGAGAGGAACAGTATGGCCGAGAACGAGGATGAACGTCACCTGACAAAGATTGCAGTGGCAAAGAATCGGTACAACGGGGAAACTGGCCCTGCTTGTAAGTTACAATACAACGGCTATACAGGACGTATGGTTGAAGTTGAGGAGGAAGTGCTATGAAACACGATGAAATTTTAGATCAACTCAATAAACTGACAGCACAAGTTAAAGACTTGATTGAAGGCGATGTATTTGATGACGGCGAGCAAACAAAAGAAAAAGTAGAAACATCTGACGGTGAAAATTATTTCTTGTGGGCACATGAAGGATACTGCTCTAATGTTGACTTGTTGTGTGAAGTCCAAGATAGTGGGAACGGATATATTTTTCACTTTCCTAGTTATTCTTCAGCTGTACAAGAAAATTATATTTGTATGGATTATGCGGAAGCTGACTATGTTTTGAAGCTCTTGACCTATATTCGTAAAAAGGAACAAAAATGACAGCATGGCATGGCGGAAAGGGCTCATCTAGCCGCCCTAAACAAGTGAGCAATGACGAGTATGCAAACCGATGGGATGCTATATTCGGGAAGGATAAGAACAAGGACAAGGAAGAACCTCGTGGTAAGGCTTTGCCTGAGGAGGATACACCTAAGGAGAATGACTGATGACTGAGCAACTGATCGTAGGTGCAACAGGCATTGGCTATCTGATCGTGGGTGTGCTACAATGGACGAAGGGAGAAATCTCTAACGGGATGATCTGGACGGGATATGCCTTTGCACAGGTCGGATTGTGGCTTAACTTAAAATGAAAGTAACTTATGAGGATTGTCCTCGACATTGAGACAAACCTAGCACATGACAAGATTCATGTTGTTGTAACAAAAGACATTGACACTGGAGAAGTAAAGTTATGGAAAGCAGCCGACAACCTGCGGGAGTATTTAAAGGGCGTGTCGTTGATCATCGGGCACAACGTCATTGGCTTCGATGCGCCAGTATTGAATCGTTGCTGGAAGACGAAGATCAGGCTGAATCAGGTCTACGATACATTGATAGTAAGCAGGCTACTCGATCCATCACGCGAGAAAGGTCACACTCTCGAAGCGTGGGGACAGACACTCGGATTCCCCAAGATTGACTATGCGAAAGTATGGACATGGCTTATGGGGCGTAGTGAAGAATATCGTGGTGAGAGTTTCGATCTTCCTCATCACGGGCTTCTTGATGACTATTGCGTACGTGATGTCGAAGTAACTGCAAAGCTGTATCTCAAGCTGGTCGAAGACTTCAATGAGAAACAGTTCAGCTTGGAGTCACTGGAACTTGAACAGAGTGTTGCAGCTATCATTGCTAAACAAGAAAGGAACGGGTTTAAACTTGACCAAATCTACGCAACCTGCTTACTTACTGACATCAAGTCAAAAGTGGCAGGAATATATGAGCGAATGCAACAGAGATGGCCTCCTGTCACTGTTGAGCGATACTCTGACAAAACAGGAAAGAGACTCAAGGACAGCGTGGTTACTTTCAACCCCGGAAGTAGACAACAGATCGGAGAGCGACTGAAGGAACTAGGGTGGAAGCCTAAGGAGTTTACCGAGACAGGTATTCCTAAGATTGATGAAACAGTCTTGGCTAACATCAAGATTCCCGAGGCTCAGACCATTGCTGAGTATTTGATGCTACAGAAACGTATCAGTCAGATCGAGTCATGGATGGAAGCTGTAGGCAAGGATGGACGAGTACATGGTAAGGTAATTACCAATGGTGCTGTGACAGGTCGTATGACCCATAGCAGCCCTAACATGGCTCAGATTCCCAATGCAGGTAGCATCTATGGCCCTGAGTGCCGTGAATGCTGGACTGTTGAAGAAGGCAATGTGTTGGTAGGTTGCGATGCTTCAGGTTTGGAGCTTCGTATGTTGGCTCACTATATGAAG